ACACCCCAAAGTTTTACCAAGACGACTGCACCTTTATTGTTTATACAAGCCAGGTGACTGCCTGTTCGCGATTAGTCTCTATGCTTATAGTATTGCGTTTCAGTATGTTCTTGCCATACCTGTTCAAGATGAGGGCCATGATCTAAAAGCCAGTTGTCTGATACTTCTCTTAGCTTCTTCATTCTGTCGCAGAACTGTTTAAAGTCCTCGCAACCATCATCTAATACTTCTTCAGCAGCCATATCTGCATCTATTAATAAATCTTTTAGCTTACTCATTATGATGCCTTCCTTGATTTGTTAATCTTATACTCAGCATCATCTATAGCATCTTTTAAAATAGCCACAATGTCTTGCTCAAAACCTTCAGCTTTAAACAAAAGGCTAATAGCTAAGTTATTTACCAACAGGTAAGCACCCAACATTGGGTCCATTGTTTTAGCATCTTTGTCAACAACGCAGTCTTGGGCGTAAGCCTCTAAAGTTTTTATTGCCAAACTAAAAGCCAGGTTGTTGTTGTGATCTATATTTTTCTCTGTACTCTTATCCATATCTCTCTCCATAAAATAAATATACCTTTAGTATAATGATATATGTTTACATGTCAAACGATATAATGTAATATCTAATATTAACTTTTGGAGAAGTAAATGGAAAATAAGAACAATACAGAGATAGGAGCTATCGTTGATAGCGCAATGGACCTTATGATAAGTAAGACTATAGAAAACAATACAATGTTTGCAAAGGCTTACATGAAGCCAAAGCACACGCTAGATTTTAGAGATGACCTCTTGGCCATGAAAAGAGTTCAGGCTTTTATAGAGTATGTTTATGCGCATCAACCTAGTTTATTTGAGCATGCTTATAAGTTTGCATCTGAGTCAGTAATTGACAATGAGTAACAATATTAGGTTCTACGTTTTTAAGGCTGTAACACCAGGCGGTGTCTACAGTCTTAAGTTCTTACCCTATGATGCAACCAAGTTTGATCTGATGGGTCCAATACAAAAGATGCCACAATTTCAAGATGAAATACTCAGAACTATGCAAAAAAGTACAGACGGCTATACACCTATGTATAATAAAAACAAATCAGTCCAGGAAAACCTCCAAGACTTACACGATCATCTTGGCTACTGGCCAATACCTTTAACACATAAGTATGTATATGAAGACATAAGAATTAAGTATGAAGATGAAGGCCCTGATTCTATTAAACACACATGGGACGAGGAAATCCCCTTTTAAGGAGCAACTATGAATATACCAGAACTAGAAGAATACAAATCAGAAACAAGAGGGGAAGCTCTTGTCTACGCTGATATCCCCAACGAGATATATCACTCTGAGGTGGGTATCAGCAGTAGCACTTTGCGTAAGTTTGGTCATTCGCAACTTCATGCAGTTACTCAGGTGCAAAAGACTACAGATGCTATGAACTTTGGGACTGCTGCTCACTATATGTTAGTAGAAGGCGAGGAAGTATATATGAATGAGGTGGCTGTATTAATGGGATCACCTTATACCAAAGCCTATAAGGAAAACAAAGTTGATATGTTGGAGCGTTATGATTGCGTCATTAAAGATGCAGAAGACAATCATATCAGAGGTATGAAAGCCAATATCATTGATGAAGCCAACATGTATCTGCAAGCAGATGGCAAACTTCCAGAAGCCAGTTTCTTTTGGTATGAAGATAAGGTTCTATGTAAATGCAGACCAGATCTTATATGTCCACCATTTAAAGGTTTATCAACACCTGGAGAAATCTATGTTGTTGACTACAAGACCAGTAAGTCATGTGATCCTAAAGAGTTTGCAGACTCTGTAAAGCATTGGGGTTATGACATGCAAGCAGCTTGGTATCGTCGAGGCATGCAGAAGGCTGGCTATGTTGTTAAAGAATTTGCCTTTGTTGCGCAAGAAAAGTTACCACCTTATGCCAGTAAGATATTTGTTATTACAGATGAGCAGATGGATAAGGCTTGGGATCGTATGCAAGTATTCTTAGATGCTTATAATAAGTATTTAGATGATGGGCAGACCAGTATCTATAACTCAGATAGCATTGTTACTTTAGACTTAGAAGACTAATGCTAAATTATTTAAACACATTAATAGACAGATTCTTAGAATGGTCCTTCCAAAGACATGAAGATAAGTTATCAAGGAAAAAGAAATGAATGATCCAGTAAACCCAAATCATTATAAAGACGGCGCTGTAGAGTGCATTGATGCAATAGAGGCCAGTATGACACCTGAAGCTTTTGCTGGTTATTGTAAAGGTAATATCCTTAAATACATCTGGCGCTATGAAAAGAAGGATAAGCTAATTGGACTTAAGAAAGCTCAATGGTATCTCAATATGTTAATTGAGATAGAAGATAAAGACACACCAACACCTGATGATGAATGGGAAAGGGTTTAGTCTTTATGCAGATTAATAAAATACTCAGCTTCTACTACAGCTAAAGTTTTAGATCTATTTCTTTTAATAATAACTAATGGTTGATGCTCACCGCAGTTAGCAGATGCTTGGTCATAGGCCTTCCATATATTTAAAGCTTCCTGACACTTACATTCTATAGAGTAAGGGAATACATCTCTTGCCTCTTTACTCATAATAACATCTTCGCCGCCAGCTCCCATTGAGGTTGATCTTACATTCTCTGGATGTATGTCCAGGAGTTCTATAAGTTTATCTCTAACCCATTGCTGAAGTTTACGACCTTTTTGTTTTGCTGATTGTGGTTTCATAAGTAGATGCTAGGTGGGTTTATTAATTGTATACGGAGTTTACATGAACCCTTAAGACCCCTAGCAAGCCTATTATTTTATATCGAAGGTTTGCCTGTTTCCGCAGCAGCCATACTTGGTGGTATATCAGCCTGTGTAGGCGGAGTAAAACCATCATCCTTCGGCGTTCTAAATGCAACTATCTCATTAGACGTTTCACGATAATCTTCGTTAGGATTATCACTATTATCTTTCTCTGAAACAGTAACTACTAAGGTTTTACCTTGTAGGTCTGTTGCATCATCTGGTGCATTATTCATACCAAGAGCAGTAAGCATGCGCTTAAAGTCAGACTGCGCATAGCCTCTAACTTCCTCTTTAGGATGCCATAAAGAAAAATACTTTCTAAGGACCCAACCATTATACTTAGGCTCGTTATGCACTTTACATTCAAGCTTTATGCTTTCATTGCCAGCAGCAGATGTGTATTTCTCACATGTATAAACAATACAATTATAATCACCTTTCGGTATATAAGGCTGCGAAGCCTCCATTTCTGATTCCATACTAGCGAAATCCATTCCATCAAAGTCAGACATTATGCTTCTCCTTTAAATCCTAACTTGTTAATAATTTGTGACAGGTTAGGCTTCTCAAGAGGCTCTAACTTACCACTCCTATCCTTAGCTATATAATTAGAGCCAAGAGTTGTTTGCAACCAACGTTCCGTTGTTTTCTTACCTTTGTCATCTTCAACGTCAAATGTTCTTAGGCATAAGACTTCATCAAAGAAGTAAGGTATTTGAGTAGGTAGTTTTGCTCCAACCATCATTGGTTGATAGTGCAACATACCAGTTGCTTCATCTCGTACTTCTTGCTGTTTAGCAATAAATACTACATGAATGGGTAGGTCCCTGAATCTACGCATGGTTTTAGTCATTATCTGAATGACCTCACCATAAGCTTTTCTTGGGTCCTTATTTTTTTTAAACTCATTCGCTAACACAATCTCTGACATTTCTGTCACGCTGTCTAAACAAACAGTATCGTAGTCTAACTTGCCGCTTTCTAGTAGCTGGGCTATCTCTTCTATTTCAGCTGCTTCTTTGACTTCAATAGCAGTCACGTTCTTAGCATCCTTAATAGATAGAAGACCTGCTTCCATACTTATAACAAGAGTCTTGCCTGGCACAGTCTGACATAACGAAGTTTTACCGCCACCAGAAATTCCGTAAACCAAAAGCTTGGCCCCTTGTGATTCGACTAGCTCACTAGGGCTTTTAATACGACTCATAATATCGCTCATATATATCCTCCAAAAGATAAAATATAAGTATACAGAACAAAATTCTCTCTGTATACTCATTGTTTAAAATAAATTTATTACAAAAAGCAACTATGAGCAAAGTAGATAAAAATCAGTGGAAAGTGAATTATTTATACAGGGTCCAAGAGTTATGTAAAAAAGATTTAGACGTCTTATATGCTAACAAACTAGAGCCAGATTACAAGGAGAGAGAAGTGAATCGTATATCTTTAAGAGATTATATTGCCTATATAGGTAACGCTGGAGCAGCAAAATTATTTGAATGCTCTGAAGCAACAGCAAAGTCCTGGAGGTATGGCCAAAGACAGCCATCTATTAAGCAGGCAAAGAAGATAATCAAAGCAGCAGATGGCAAGCTAGACTTTGAATCTATCTATGGATCACTCGAAACTACATTTGAAGAATAGTAGAAGTGTTCAACGTCAAAGCAACAGCAGAAGATTCTGCGTTGGACTTAGCGCTTGCTTATGCGGAATCAGGATTTAGTGTAGTTCCGTTACAACGCCATAATAAGGTCCCACCAAAAGGACTAGGCAGTTGGGAAAAGTATAAGAGCGAACAGCCAACAACAGAAGATATAACAAGATGGTTCAAAGGACGCAGCGATTTAGTTGTAGCCTTAGTAACTGGAAAGTTCTTAGTTATAGATGCAGATACACCAGAGGCAGTTATATGGGCTGCTAACAATTTACCAGTCACACCATTAAAGGTAGCTACTGGTAAAGGTATGCACTATTACTACAATAACCCTGAAAATTTTACGACTTATGTTGCAAGGAGAACTGCGGATTTCGATCCAGCGAAGCTCATTGATATAAGAGGCGTCGGTGGCCTGATTATTGCTCCCTATAATATTCATGCTACTGGCGTTATTTATGAACCACAGGTCATACCAGGTTGGGAATTGTATGACACAGGAGATTTACCAGACTTTAGCCGTGAGGATTGGGTCAAAGTAACTGGTGCAGATAAGATCAATGGTAAGCCTATTGCTACACCATTATCTCTAGAAGCCGCAGCAGAAGGTAGTCGTAATGATACGGCTGCAAGATTAGCGGGTTATTTAATAGCTAAAGGATTGAATGTAGACTTTGCACAATTCTTTTTACAGTCATGGAATAGAACAAACAAACCACCTTTATCTGATACGGAGATAGCAACTACTGTAAATTCTATAATGAAGACCCATGAACGTAAGAACCAAGCGGCTCCTACTTACATGTCCAAAAACAGAGTTATCAAAGAGCCAGAGAACCTATACTCACCACCAGGCATACTTAAAGATATCTATGAATACTCTGAAAGCATAGCGCAGATAGCTCAACCAGCACTTAGTTTGCAGTCAGCTTTAGGTTTAGCATCAGTTGCAGCAGGTCGTATGTATAAATCAGACATGAACAACTACTCATCTTTATATTTTATGTGCATCGCCAAATCAGGTCAGGGTAAAGAAAATACCAAGACTGTTATTGAAGCTATCTTAAATGCTTCTGGTCATGTAGATCTTATGGCTGGAGATGGTTATACATCAAGTGGTGCTGTTTATAGTCTGCTACGTCATAGACCAACTCATATTACTGTAATGGACGAGTTTGGTAAGAGATTAGAGAGTATAGCCAAGTCATCCAACTCTAACAAAGAAGACGCCTTACAGGTTCTTATGGAGTCTTGGGGCCGTTGTCATGGCACTATCAGACCTGATAACTACTCGTTAATGAATATGTCTAGCAAACAACAAGAAGAAGCTATGGATAGATCTACCATCAAGCCAGCTATAACACTTATGGGTATGAGTGTGCCTAAGAATTTTTACGGCGCTTTATCTACAGGTAGAATTGTAGACGGCTTTTTAAATAGGTTTATTGTGGTTGAGTCTAAGTTGCCTAGAGTTGTAGGCAGAATGGTGCCATTTGCAGAACCATCTCATAAGATATGTGAATGGGTTAGAAAGGTACGTGAGACTAAGAATGAAATGGAAGATCTTGCTAAGAACAACTCAGAGATGGACTTTAAACAACGTATCTTAGTGTTTGATGATGAGAGTAAAGAGTTATTAACCAAGCTTGCATACAAACTTATAGAAGAACAAGACTTACTAGAAAAAGATGGCTTAGAAGTATTGCTATCAAGGACTAGAGAAAAGGCTATGCGTTTAGCTTTGATCTGTGCATTAGCTGACAATCCAAAGACAAGAGTTATTAAAAGCGATATGACTAAGTGGGCTATTGATTATGTCTACTACTATGACCAGTTGCTTGTAGATAATTGTGAAGACAAGGTAGCTGGCTCAGAAACAGAAGGCAAGATTAAACAGGTGCTTAGCTTTATTAGATCGCAAGGTGAGATAGGTATTAGTAAACGTGATATAGATAGACGTGAAATCTTTAGAAGTATGAAGTCATACGAAGTCAAAGAGATTATAGAAAGACTTAAAAACTCTGGAGAAATCCAAGAGAAAGATGTTAAGACTAAAACTACAGGTAGACCAACTAAACGTATTGTGGCGATTGATCCTGAGTTCTTTGATGACTAAGCTAGTCTGCTTAAGCTTTGATCTATTTGGTTACGTCTGTCAAATATCTCTTCGTTAGCTGGATTTCCACCTAACAAACTTCTGCTCATAGGTGCTTGATTTTGAGCTGTTGGATTAACTGGCGTTACATTTGGAATACTAAGCTCTGTACTGATTTGTTTTTTAGTTTCGTTTAAATCTCTAAAAGAATCTTTTAAAATATTGTTTGCTTCTGCTCCCTCTTCTGATTTTAATATTTCTTGAAGTTGACTAGAAGCAACATCTCCTACCTGTGACACACCTGACTCAAATTCTCTGGTACCCATAAGTCTTAGGGTTCGTTCAACAAAACGAACAACCTCTAATACAGAACTTTTATCTGTTTTAGCTAACATGCTTACAATTCTTGCGTTTCCAAATATTGCTTTGTATACCCCCAATGAAGCTGCAACTGGAAGCAACGCAACATTAAATATATTTAAAGCTAAGGTAGCAGCAACCATAGTACCAGCTCCAGAACCTCCCTCACTACCTACTGTAGTTCTTAGAGTCCTGGTAAAACTTCTTAATCCTCTGGAAACTTCTTTACCAAACATAGCTTCAATAGTTTCATCTCCATACATTTTTAAAGCTCTTTCTAAATTTCCCATTTTAAATATGTCTGTTAAATTTGTGCTTCCTTGTTGTACTGAGTCTTTTATTATTTGTTCTAATGCCTGTTCTTGTATTTCAACAAAGGCATCATCACTTACTAATTGTTTTACTCTTAATATATCCTCTGAAGACTTTGGCCTAAAGACTGCCTTAACAACATCTTCTGCATTAGAATTTTCTATATTTTTAAAAATTGTGCTTTTGTTTAAATCAGCAACATCTGAGCTATTTTTTATTTTATCGTTAAGGTTTTTTATGAATCTTTCAAAAGGTTCAGAAATTCCCCCAGAAGCTTCCATTTGACCTAGCCTTCCAGTTATATCATCTGCTAAAGTTTTTAAATCTGTTACATCTAAATTTGGTTTTAATTTTACAAAATCATCCATTGTTTGAAAAAATGCTCCAGATCGGCTTCCCAATAAAGGTGCTAATAATTTTTTATTTTTTAAAACTTTACCTGCAAATTTAGATGGGTTTATTATTCCAGTCATAGCATCATCTACGGAACCTTCTGCTGTATCTTTTATATACCTGCGTAAAATTGTATTTTTAAATACTGCTCTTTTTGCCTCTGGTATAGCAGCTATAAAAGCATTCATATCTCCAGTTTTATTTATTTTAAATACTGCTTCATAAACATCGCCTGGGTCAATTACCTGAGAGTTCTTAATATTTTTTACAATCGCTTTGTCAAAAGGTAAATGGTTTTTAAAGTAAGCAGCATTTTCATTCCTAAGGTCTTTTACTACTTTTGATAAAGCCTCTTTTTGTGTCTGCGTTACAGTTAAGTTTTCGCGTTGCCGCGGTCCAACAAAATTTTTCTTAAACTTTGATTTTGCTATGACTTGGTTAGGTAAATCTGTAATTGTTTCATCCAATAACTCCACCATTCTTTCTATTAAATTACCTTGCTTGCCGCCATTCATAGTAACTTTAATTATTCCTGCTCCTGCCAAATCACTTCTAAAGCTTAGCAGGTCTTGTATTGACACAATTCCATTTTGGTTTTCTAATACTTTTTTTAGTTCTAAAATTAATTTAAAGTTAACATCGTCACCTCTAGCAGCCAATAATTTATTCATACTAAATGCTTCATTTATTCCTCTTAGCATAGGAGAAGCATTTATTTCAAATTGGGAATTTAATTTTTTTATTTCTGAAAATATTTTATTATAATTAGTTGCATGGCCGTCTTGTATGTCTTTATAAGCTTTAGAAATAGTGTTTTGAATGTTCTCACCTAATTCCTTTTGTCCTTGTAATGCGGAGCTACTAAATCCTCCAGTTTGCAAAGACATATCTTCTATTAAGTTATTTAAAGCTTGATTTATTTCTTTTTCTTGTTTTTCTAAATTACCTCGTCTCATTTTTAATTCTTCTATTACTTTAGATTTTGGCAAGCCAGTTTCGTTATTATAAAGTTTACTTTGTTCTGCAATTTCAGCTTTTTTATTAGCTATTTTATTTTTTAATTGGGCTAGAGCGTTAAAGTTATAATCAATTAGTCCTTGTTCTCTTTTTACTTTTCCAAATATAGTTTCACCAGCCGCTTGCATTCTTGCAGGTATAGCTCTTTCTAAAGCTTTTTGACTTGCAACTCCACCAAGACCATCGTATCTAACAACCTCTCCTCTTTTAGCAGCAGCTTTTATATCTGCTTCTGTAGCTACTCTTCCAAGTTTTCCGTCTAATTTAATAACATCATCCATACTAAAATTATTTGCCACAACCCAAAAATCTCTTGTTCTTTCCATTCCAGCTTTTCTTCCAAAAAAAGCTCCAAAAGCTTTGCTTCCAAACTCTCCTATACCTTGGGCCACAGCTCCAATTGCAAATTCTGTTTTTAATAAATCAGCAGTTTCATTTGCATCTTTATCTCTAAATCCTTGAGCTGCATCTAAAGCTTCCTCTGCGCCTTTACCAGTTGCGCCTCCTAATCCAGTAGCAATAATCCTACTTAACATTGGACTTTTAAATAAATATTGAAGACCTTTAGCAGCTCTAAAGTAAGGATTCAAAGCAAGTATTGAACCAGCAATAGGTCCAACAGTTCCAGAAAAATCAGCCCAATCTCCTGCTGAACCAAACTTTTCTTCATCTATAACAATATTCTTAGTATCGTTATATTTGTCTTCGTCCATTAATCCTTTGTCTATTAATATTCTTTGACCCTCTGGAGTAATTGCAAATTCATTTTTTGTTGTTCTTGTGTAACCTTGCTTAGTTACTTCAGCAGTTAAGACTGCTTCTTTTTCAGATGTTTTTTCCTGCCTTCCTAGCCTTGCTCTTAATGAAGGAATGTTTATGCCAGTTTCATAATCAAAATAAAGTTTATCAAAAAGAGGAGATGCTTCTTTTTTTACCATCTCTGATTTAAGTATTCTTTCCGCTTCCTCTTGAGAGTTAGCTGTAATTGGAACAGTTAAGTCATCTGTTAATTTAAAATTATATATTTGCATTTTTATCTGTTAAATTCTTTTCTGTAATCTACGTCTACTACTTTTCGTTCACCTTTAGACACAAAATCATCTGGGTCAAAAGCAAGTATTAAATCTATTAAATCTTTGTTCTTGCTTATAACTACTGATTCTCTTCCAGTTATATCAAAATAGTTTTTACCTGCAGCTATTTCACCTCTTGTTTGGTTTGACGCTGTTAAGGTTTTTGCCCTTGAATCCTCTAATTTTTTAACTATTTCTGCTTCTGATGTGAAAATAGTCATACTACCAAATACATCTTTAATAACTTCTCTGTCTAAATTAGATATTGTTCTTCCAGATTCACCTAATATTTCTTGAATATTAGACTGTTGTAATACTTTTGTTATTGCATCTATTTTTGTTCTTGGGTCTAAGTTATCCCAGTTTGTAACTTTGCTGCCCGCAGCTATAGCAGCGGCTGTAGTTAATTTTGCTATAGCTCCAACTACTCCAAAAGCTCTACCTTGAGTTTGATCTATTATATCTAATACTTTATCTATTTCAGTAACATTTTTCTGATTTTTTTGGAAAGATCGTATATTTGCTGCCAATTCTTTATTGTTATCTTTTATTGCATTTGCCTCTTTATAATCAAGAGTTTGTCCTTCAAATCCTTTTAACAATAATTCTTTTTTAAGTGCTTCGTCTTCTAAATCTCTTAATGCTTTTTCCTCTGCTGCTGCGGCCGATCCTTTGCCAATGCCTTCTGCAAAGTTTCCATATTGAGTCAAAGCCTTACCAACATTTCTCATCATTCTTAGATTGGCATCACTATTAAATGCTGTTCCGATCATGCTTATTAAATTTCTTTCCTCTTCTTTAAAATCATCGCTTGGTTCATCTTTATCTTTTTTATCACCATCAACAACAGCTCCAGTATTTTTTGGATCAGTAGATGCGCCAACTATATTGCCTTCTTCATCTGTTTCAGTCTCGTCTTCTGTTGCAGTCTCTTCTTTTGTTGCAGCTGATACAACTTCGTCTTCTTTTTGTTCAACATTTTTAGTTTCTTCTGCTGCTATATCTTCTAGACTTTTAGTTATATCTTCTCCTAAAGATGAAGATAAAACAATTTGATCTAAAGTTTCTGGTCTTTCTCCACCAGTAGATCCATAATCCATTGGATTAAATGAATCTGGTGTTGAAAATAAATCTAAATCTTCTCCTCTTCCTGCTAATCTTGCCGCTTCCTCAGCTCCTCTGCCTCTAAATATACCTACCATCTCAGGGCTTATTACAGATCTAAATGCGTTAGCAAAACCCTCTCCTGCATCTTTGAAAAGATCTACTGCATATTTTCCAGCTGTTTGCATTTCTGATGATGGGTTTAACATAATGTTTTGACCAACTCTTATATCTTCTTCTGGAACTAAACTGGATGATCTTTTTAATGCAGCACTTTCGACAATAGAAGCTAAATTAGATCCATATTCTGCATTTGGATTACTTAATATTCCACTAAGTATTCTATCGTTTTCTTGATTTAAGTCTTCTGCAAATTTAGTTGGGTCTATTGTGTGAACAATTCCTTTACTTGTTCTATATTGATTGGGTCCTAAATCGGAAGCTTTGTTAAGAGTGCTAGCAATATTACCAACTTCCTCAACCACAGGTAAGTCTGAAGGCATTTCAGGATCAATCATATCTATATCGGCACTTGGCATATTTAAAATTTGTCTAGCCTCTTCTTCGCTTAAATTAAAAGAATAATTTGGAGAAGTTAATATCATAAGTTGTTGGTCTTTTCCAAATTGAGCAGTTGCTGCTAAAACTTGTTGTAGCTCAGGCGGGACTATACTTATGTCATCTAAGCTTGGGAGCTCTGGCGGGGTTGCGCGTTCTGGAAAACTTGGATTCATTGTTGTCATGCCATCTTGATTTGCAGTAACTGTAGTTTCAGGTATTTGCGGCAAAACATTAAAGTTACCTTCAAACTCATTAGCTCCAGGACTTGCTACTGCTGAATTAATACTTCCGCCTAATTGAGAAACTGCTGCCTCTATATCACCCATAGCTAAATCTGGGAGCATTTCTTTTATTTCAAGAGCGTTGTAACCTTGAGATACATAGTAACCAATTAACTCAGGGATGCTTGGCTCTTGTTGAGCTGGGCCTCCGTTGGCAAACATGCTTCTACTTAATATATTCATAATTATTGTTCTTGATTTTGATTTTGATTTTGGTTTTGGTTTTGATTGCCATACTGTCCGCCATAATTAGAGTAAGCATTAAAGAATGCTCCTAGCCCTAATGCACTTGGATCTTGAGGCATGCCGTATTGAGTATTAATGGTAGTTCCGCCAGGTGTGTACTGAGGCATAAAGTCTCTCATGTAATCTACAGCTTTCATGCCTCTAAATCTGTTTCTTTCATCAGCTTCATATTGAGCATCTATTTGTCTTTGTTTCATTCCTCTAGCGTCTTGACCAAATCTTGTTAATTCGTTTCTTTCATCTCTTCCCATATCTGTATATCTCCCACCTAGATCACCCATATCTCTGCCATAATTTGCATAATCTCTTCCAATGCCGCCTAATTCTCCAGATATTCCTATCATATCTCCAGCGCCTCTTCTGGCAATATCGCCTCTTCTAGAACCAATACCCATCATATCGCCAGCAAAATTTCTTCTAGCTCCCAGCATATCTCTTCCATATCCTGCTTCTGTTTGACCAGCTCTTTCTAAAGCTCCTCTGCCAAATCTTGATTCATCCATAGCTCTACCTTGAGCTGTATCAAAACCTTT